GCAGGTTGTATGTTGATGTATTCAATTACGACAACACTATGTCCAGCCCGGTTAAGATACTCAAGAGATCGTGTGTTGTGAATCGACTGAAGGATCCCAAGGCTTTGGCTGACAGGGTTTCGGGCTATCTGATCACAGATGGCCATTTCCCCTTGGTTGGCCATTACCTTAGGGCTCTTCAACGCATTTATGCGTTGGGTACACCCCAGGAACTCTCGAAGATGGAACACGACATGGCCTTGCGACATAAACTAGGACCTTATCCGCAGGACACGTCTGACGTTGTTTTGGATCTGCAGACATCCATGGTTTCCAGGCTTCTGGAGATAACCGGAGGAGAGTTACAGACCTTATGCATTAGTTTGGATGCTGCTACCAGTGTTGAGGACCTTAAGGCAATCAAGGTACATGTCCGTGGGGTCGAGGACCCCAGTTTCAAATTTTACTGGAATTAGTGAGAATCCGCCCACTCCACGGGCGGTGAAATATAGTGGTTGGGTGGTGGGGGTAAACGTAAAATGCCTACCCGTAAAATTGTTCGTCCCAAGATGGTCGCACCTCGGCGCCCTCGTACCAACATTGGCAGGATCTCCGGAACTCAACAGAGCGTCAGGGTTAATTACCGTGAGCTTTGGACACAAGTGACAGGTGCTGGAACTTCATCAGCTAGCTCGCCACCATACCTAGCCTTTATACCCGGATTTTCCGGTCTGGCCCAACTTGATGCCATAGGCACTCTTTATGAGAGCTACAGGCTCATTGGTCCAGTAAAGGTTCAGTACAAGGCTAGTGCTAGCATGGTGACTTCTGGTTCATTTGTCATGGGTGTTGATTACGATGCGAGAGACACCGTTGTTGGGTATAATGGCGTCGCAGCCTTAAATCCCAAAGCTATTGGTTCTGTGTTCAAGGATCATCAGGTGGTTGTAACCCCTGATAGGGCTATGAACAAAAAGTGGTTATTTTGCAATGGTCAAGCTGCTGGAGAAGCGGCGTTTGCTCTAGGTTACACCTGTACTGCGTCTGGAACCGCTGCCGTGGGTGATATTTGGTGTGAGTACTCAATTGAGTTTATCTCACCCCGGATTCCATCCGCGACTCTGAGTGACATGACCACGCTATTGGATACAGATGGCATCACATATTACAATCAGATTGACCGTGCATTAGATTCCCCTTATATTGAGGCCACGAGGAATACAGC